CATCAAATCTTTCTGCTTCAACTTCTCCTGACCTTCCTCTTTGGCGTCTTCACGCTGTTTGAGGAAAGCAAGTTGTTCCTTAGCAAATTGCTGATAGTCGCTCAACTTCCGCTTTGGCTTGTCTTCATCGTCGGGTTTCAACGCATCCTTCTTCGTCTTCCTCTTCATAACCGCCTCAACCTCATCACCGGCTTCTTCTCCATCATCCTTCACAACCTTCGCCTTGACTTTTAAAGTCTTGGTTTTGACGACCTTATTCTTGTCGAACGCCTCGCCGATTGCTTTAAGAAAGTCTTTCTTCGTAATATTCTCGTTAGCTTCGAGGAAAGTCTTAATATCAGCAAGTATCGCTTTGTTGTTCGCCTTTGACATCGGTCGTAATATTTATAATAAAATTAATAAATCATTTTTTATAATTATTCCTTGAAATTAATACAAATTTGAAATTTAATATTTAAAAAAAGGTTTTATTTTTTTTTCCACAAAGAAGAAGCGGTTTTGAAACGAAGTTTGCTTGGAACTACCTCGCCTTTTAATTCAACCATCTTATCCTTTATGAATATATTGTAATCCGTCAATTTCCTTTTTTCTTTTGAAGGAGGGACAATTAATTTCGAAAGATGCGATTTATTGCGTTTCTCGAAATCAATGAAAAGCTTCCCAATAATCGTCTTCATTTCAACCTCCGTCAAATCCTCGCGGTTGATAATCAGATCAATTCTCTCCAAAAACTCCTCTTTCAGTTGCGGAACAAACATAGATATTTATAAGAAATTCATTATTTCATTTTTTATATTTTTTGAATAATTTTAAAACATTTATATAGAATGAAGTTAAAAGATTTTAAAGATAATTTAAATTATTTACTTGAATTATTAAGAAAAATAAATAAAGATGATAAAAGAATTGATGTGTTGAATGATGTAATCATTAATTTTGATGATATAGATAAGGTTTTATTAATATTAAAAGAAGGTTCAAAAATAGATAAATCACCTATTTTAATTATAGATGATACTTATATAACGATATTTAATTCATTATTAACTGAATTTACAAAAATAAAAGATTTTTTTGATAAAATAAAAGATTTAAAAGATGTAAAATTATTAAGTTCTTATGATGAATTATACGAAGAAGTATTATCAATACCATTATATGATAATTTACCAGATGATATTAAAATTAAATTTGATATAGATGATATAATAGATAAACTATCAATATTAATAAAAAATAAAAATATTAAAAAATTAAAAAGAATTAAAGATAAATTATCTTCAAAAAATATAAATATATTAAATAAAATATTAGATGATTTAATTAAAAAAATTAAAAAAGTAGAAACTGAAAAATTTCGTTCATATATTATTGATTTATTTTTTGGTGATGAAATTGATATACCCTATAAAGTAATAGAACAATTATATATTGAATTACAATATAAAATAGATGAAGAAGAAGATGATATTAAAATAGGTATAGAAAAAATTGCGAAAGTAATATACCGAATGAAAAATGATAGTGATTTATTTGAATATTTAGCAGAAGATGTTGAAGATATAATAGGGAATATAGATATAATAGCAAACAGTTCAAATATAGATGATATTAAAGATAAATTAAATTCGTATGATAAAGATATTATATATAAATTATATGATAGAATAGTTGAAGAAAATAATTTTGATAATATTAGTAGATATTTAATTGATAATATTATAAAAAATATAACAGATAAAAATAAATTTACGAAATTCTTTTTAATATTAAAAAGCAATGGATATGAGAGTATAATAAAAGAATTAGAAAATATATTTAAAATAGATGATATATCATTATTTTTAAAAGAACAATCGCCAGAAATAATCAAAGAAATTCGTAAGATATTCTTTATTTTATCAAAAAATAAGAAGGTATCTTATGAATTAAAATTAGATTTAGATTTAGTATATATATATAATGATGGTTTATATTATGTTTTTGATAATAAAAAACAAATAAAATATGTTAAAGATGATAAATATAAGGAAATTATTTCGAGTATAGTTAAAGATAAGAAAGAAGCATTAAGATTAAAACAAGATTTTTCAAATAATTTTAAATTAATAATAAAACAATATTATACATTTAAAGATATATCTTCCGATGATATTATATTATTAAATAAATTATCTCAATTATATTATATTATATTGAATGATATGAAAATAAAGGATAAAGAAATAACAAAAACAATAAATGAAATTATATTAAAATTAAATAAAAATAAAATTATTATTGCTAAACTTAATGAATTAAATAAACAATTTGGGAAATATTATCATATTAAAGAAAATGACGATTTAACAAAATATTTAGACAATTTTTATTTAAAGTTTGGAATAAAATCTAAATAAATATAAACAATAATTTTATATTTATTTTTAATGGATTGTTTTGAAAATAACAATTTTAATTCACAAATAGCATATGATGATAATGGAAAAATAATAAATATTGATAATTATAATAATCAAAATATTTATTGTATAAATAAGCATAAATTATGTTTCGTAAATTGTGAAAATAGAAAAAAACATTTTAGACATATTGAAGAAATTCACGATTATAATAATATATGGCATAAAAGTTTTCAAGATAATTTTGAAAATATAGAAGTTTATTATAATAAAAAAGATAATTCAATTTCGTCAAGAAAAGCAGACATATTATTAAATAATATGGTTATTGAATTACAACATTCTAATATATTATTAGAAGAAGTTAATAATAGAAATTATGATTATGGATTATATAATTTAACAGTTTTATGGATTATTGATGGTAATTCATCTATAATTGTAAAAGAATTGAAAGAAACATATTTATTAACTTTTAAATCTAATTTATGGAAATTTGAAAGTTTTTTAGATTGTGAATACATATATTTAGATATTGAAAATAAAATTTATAAAATTAATCCTAAAAATGTTAAAAGTAATATGATACAAGTCAAAGAATATAAAAATAAGAATGATTTTATATCTTTATTAAAATCTAATAATTTAATTTGGAATAATGAAGAATTACCACAATCAATCTTATATTATAATCAAAGAGGAGCAGGATGTGGAAAAACTTACGAAAGTATTCAATTATTAGCTAGTAAAAAAGAATTTCAAGAAAAGAAATTATTTATATATTTAACGAAACTTCATTCTGCGAAAGATGTTATATATAATGAATTTAATGAACAAATTAAAGATAAAAAAATAATACCATTAAAATATAAAGATGAAAAATATGGAAATCAATATAAAATAGAATTAACAATTAATGAGAGAAAAATAGAAGTTATTATTGGAACAATTGATTCGTATATTTATGCTATGGGAAATAAAGAACAATCAAGAGGAATAAATTTTTTTATAAACTTGTTAAATTCTATAATAGAAGGTCATAAAGCATATGAAGAAATTGATAAAATGGGAAGTATCAAATATTCAAGTGATAAATATAAAATGAATAAAGAATGTTTGATTATTATAGATGAAGCACAAGATTTAGATAAAAAATATATTGAAGCAATTGTCGAAATAATGAAGAATACTTATATAGATGTTTATTTAATAGGAGATAAATTACAATCTATTTGGTTTTCTGAAAATGTTTATACATATTTAGAAAAAAATGAATTGCCAAATATAAAAATAATTAGAAATAAAGGTGAAAATATTGTAAGAAGATTTCATAATAATCAATTTATAAAAATGGTTAATGATATAATAGATTTTAAAAAATTTAATTTACCTAAAATAACTGGTTGTTGTGATGGTAGATGTAAATATATTCATGAAGATAAAATAAAACCTTATATAATTGATACTCAACCAATTATATATAATAATGATTATGATATTAAGAAAATAATAGATTTTACAAATAAAATTGAAGAATATATTGAGAATATAGTTAATGAATATAATTATTTACCAAATAATTTTATGTTTATTTTTCCAATAATGAAAAACAATTATTTAGCAAATATTTTAAATATTAGTTTAAATGAATATTGGACGAATAAATTTTTAGATAAAGATTATCAAGAAAAAGTTTTAATGAAAAATGAATATTGGAGAAAAAATATAGATGATATAATTAATGGAAAACATTATGAATATTCTTTTATACATAAAAGCGATAATGATAAACCTATAAATTTTAAAGAAAGTGAATATTCAACAAAATTATTAAGTATTCATTCTTCAAAAGGTTTGGGATGTGAAGTAGTTTTTTTATTAAATTTAAATGAAAGTGCGTTAAACATTTTATCACAAAATGATAATGAAGATAAATTAATATATAATTCTTTATTACATGTCGCAATTACAAGACAAAAGAAATTTATATATATTGGAATTAGTTATGAAAATGAAGATGATGATATATATAAAAGATTTCATAAATTTGGAATTGAAAATGAAAAAAGATGTGATTTAAATTATATATCACCTAATACTAAATTAAATGATTTAATTAAATATATTACAAAAAAAGACGAAGAAATATTAATTAAAAATAATATAGAAAAATATATTATACAAGATAATATTAATAAAGAATTAATTGACTGGGGTCATCATATATTAAGATATAATATAACTAATTATGAATTATTTATAAATATTTATAATGATGATAATATTGATTTTGATTGTAAAAAACAAATAAAATGTATAATAAATAAATTTATAAATAAAAAAATATATGTAATTTTAAAGAAGAAAGAATATTATTCAAAATTATTAGAATTATATAATTATAAAAGATTTAGATTTCATAAGGATTATAATTCTAATTCTAAATTAGAAGATGAATTAAAAAATAATATATTTATATTAAATATAAATGTTAAGAATAATTATGGAAATTATACACAAATATTACTTTCTTATATAAGAGATATTCAAGAAAAAATACATAATGAAATAGATAAAAATGGAAAAATTCCTAGTTTATGTCCTATTGAAATATTAATTTTAATACATTATATTAAATTAAATGATAAATATTTTTATAATAGTGATATAACAATAAATGATATATATTCTATATTTAGTTTATATGAAAATAATTTATCAATTAAAACAAAAGAAGAACATTGTAAATATTGGAAATGTAAATGTCATAAACATTTGAATTTAAATAACAATGATATTAAAAACAATTCTATTTATAATTCTATTGAAAGTCATTATGAAATAATAAAAACAATAAAAAATAAATATGATTTTTATAAAGAATATATTCAATTAAATATAAATGAAGATATTAGTTATAATATAAATCATAATATAAATTTTGAGGGAAATAATAATGATTTTATCATAAAATATGAAGGAACAATTATAGGAAATTCAAAAAATTATATAATATTATTTATATTACAACCTCAATTATCATCATTAAATATATATGATATTTATATTGGATGTATTTTTAAAATATTTTTATTAAAAAATCAAAATACAAATACAAATAATTATAAAAGATTTAATAATAAAAAAATAAAAATATGTTTATTTACATTTACTTCAAATAATCCAATTATAATTGATGAAAGTGAATTTAAAATTGAAGAAGATGAATTAAGATTGATAATTAAAAATAAATTATATGATAGGTATAAATATATTAATAAAAATATTTCTAATTATTTTAAATCTTTAATTGAAATATATAAAAAAAATAAAGAATTAAATCAATTTGAATTATTGAGAAAATCTTTAAAATTAAATTTAAAATATTTAATTTCTACATTTGAAGAAATAGAAAATAAAAATAGATTAGATAATGATAGAATAAATTTTAATAAAAATCCATATAATGTTTTAAATGAAAGATTAAAAATAAGTTTAAATATATGGATAGATAAAAGGAATGAAGAATATGATGAAAATGAATTCATATAAACAATAATTTATTAAATGAGAATTATAATGAATATTTTATTATCAATCACTATATTATTAACATCTATATTTGAAGTTAATTCATTTTCAAGAGGTATTTGGAGAGGAACTACCTTATATTATAAAAAAGGATTAAATAATAAATTGGATTTTAATAATATTGTATATAGTTATAATATTACTAAATTTTCAGTAAAAGATAAGAAACCAGATTATTTAAATTTACGTTTGAGAACTCATGATAAATTAGGAGGAGTTGTTTTAAATATTCCTAAAATACATAATGATAGCATTAGTAATTCTTTTACAAATGAAATTAATTTTTTTCAAGATACAACACGTTCTCTAATTATTTTCAATTATACATATGATGATTTGAAAAATCTTGATTTAACATCTATTAAAACATCTGCTCTAAGATGTGGAGGAATTAAGAAATATAGATTAAGAATACCAATTATTAATATTAGTAATTTTCTAAATTTAATTAATAAATTCAATTATTGTAAAACCACTAAAATTAATCCACATTATCCACAATCACAAGAAATTAAATATTCAAATAAGTTTGATTATAATTATTTCTTCACAAATGAAAATAGAATTAATCATGTATTCACAGATAATCTAATTATTTCATTACCATCTATTATAGATGATTATAAACCATTTTCATTCGTCATTGGATGTTTCGTCAGTCCTATTAATTATAAACAATTGAATATTAATTATAATTATAATGGTATAATAATTTCATTAGAACTTAATGAATATAAAATGAATTAATTTATTTTTATTTATAAAATGATATTTATCATTTTACCTAATCAGCTTTTTCAGGAGACAATAGAACATTTGAGGAAATTTAAATATGATGAGATATGGATTATCGAGGAACCTCATTATTTTTCAACACCTGCTATAAAACCCAATAAAATCAAGATTGCTTATTTGAGAGCTTGTATGCGTTATTATTATGATAATCTTATAAAAGAAGGTTTTAAAGTTATTTATAAAGAATTTGATAAATCTTTTATTCCAAAAGGTGAATATTATTTATTTGAATTAACTGACCATAAATTAAAAGATAAATATGAAAAACAGGGAATAAAAATAAATGAAATTGAAACACCTATGTTTATATTAACAAGAGATGATTTAGATAAATATAATAAAAGGAAATCAATATCTCATGCGAGTTTCTATGAATTTTCAAAACAAAAATTAGGAATTTTGGAAGGTGTTAAAAATCAAGATGTTTATAATCGTTCTAATCCTCGTATAGAAGTTCCAAATAATATTAAAATAAATAAATCTAATAAATATTATGAAGAAGCTATTAAATATTCAAACAAATTTGAAAATCATGTAGGAAATCCTACAATAGAAACATTAACAATTTATCCAATATCTTCAAAAGATGCTTATGAAAGATATGAATTATTTATAAGAAATAATATTGATAATTTTGGATTATATCAGGATGTAATACAATCTTCTAATCCTTTCATGTATCATTCAATTATTAGTCCAATGCTTAATAATGGTTTATTAGTTCCAATGAAATTAATAAAAATTATTAGAAAATATGAAGGAAAGATAGATATTAAAAATTACGAAGGTTTTATAAGACAGATAATAGGATGGCGTGAATATATGAGATTTCTATATTTATATAGATATAAAGAATTATTATCAAATTCTTTTGGAAATAATAAAAGACTTGGTAAGGAATGGTATTCGGCAACTACTGGATTATATATAATAGATAATGAGATATCTAAGGCAATTACTTATGGTTATTCGCATCATATAATAAGATTAATGGTATTCTTAAATTTCATGATAATTAATGAAATAAAACCTGATGATATTTATAAATGGTTTATGGAAGTTGTATCAATAGATGCTTACGATTGGGTTATGATATCTAATATATATTCAATGGGATATTTTTCAAAAATAGGAATGAGGAGGCCATATTTATCATCTTCAAATTATATAATAAAGATGAGTAATTATAAAAAAGATGGAAAATGGAATGTAATATGGGATGATAAATATCGGTCTTTTGTGAAATCCCGAAAGATTACATTTTATTTAAGAAGTATTAAAAAATGATTTTAATAATAATTAATAAAAATAAAATGAAGAATAGCGAAATTATCAATGGAACTTATTATTATGGGAAGAACATGCCTCCACAGATAAATACACCATCGGCAATTAAGATACCAGTTAAAATAAAAGTTTTTTAATTTATAGGATTAAAAATATATTTATCAATTCTATAATAATAATAAGTTAAGGTATTATTTGATTTATTAATTTGTATGAAATAATTGAAACAACCATCATTATATGAATAATGATTTTCAAGATAATCTCGATTATATGAAATTTTATTAGTAATTCTACCAATTTTAAGGAGATTTTTAATATTCTTATATTTAGAGAATATATCTAAATCTATATCAAATAAAATAGGATTAAATAAGAATTTGTGGAATTTATTAAAATTACAAATGATATTATTTGATTTATGTCTTAATTCATAA